AGCCTTTCTGAATACATCAAAGCTCATCTTACGGCATAACTGCTCAGCAAATGAATTAGCCCTGTGGTCCGTAAAGTTTGGGCATATTAAATCCCTTAGCTTTAAAAGCTTGGCTTTAAAGTCGTCTTTAGAATATTGCATTACATTTCCTTCCTGCAAATCAAATCAACATCATGTTGAATGGACTCTAAAACAGATAATATTTTTTCAAGTAATTGATTCGTTTTATTGCCCTCTTCATTTTTTTTTGTATGGACATCACTAATATGACAATGCAGCCCAACTGCCTTGACTACTTTCTTGCACTCAGGGCATTGAACTCTCTTTCCGCTCGGATCATTAAACGGTTTAATATGAAATCTACTTTTTTCACTATGATCGTAACCACACATTGCATCTGCTAAATCACCCATCATCTCTTCTCCCTTCTTAGAATAGTCCATCGTATTCCTCCTCCTTTGGCATCTCTCGTGCCGTAAACTCTTGTTCCCAACATCTCTGGTTTAACCAGGTTTTAAAGTTCTTGAAGTCTGGGCAAAACTCACCGTAATACTTTAAAGCCTTCTTGTGTCCAACCTCTTTTTCAACTGCTGGCTTTAAAAGGGGTAAGCATTCTTTCCAATCTTTGTGCTTCTTGAACGTTTTAAAGTTATCCGTTTTAGATTTAGAACCAGGATAAATTTTATAAGCCTCAAAAAAAACAATATCTATTTCTTCCTTCTCTTCCTTCTTTTCATTCTTATTCTTCTTGTTAGTGGTTAGTTGCTGGTTAGTTGCTGGTTGGTTGCTGGTTAGTTGCTGGTTAGTTTGCTGGTTACTTGATTGATACTCATCATACCTAACTACCGTTATAATCGAGTATTTCGAGTAAGATTTGATGGTTAGTTCGTTGGTTGATTTTAGCCGTTTTATTATTGAACGCACATTCATTTCTGATAAACCTAGGTTTTCTGCGAGTTTGCGTCGACCTGTAAGTAACTGGCCCCTGAGAATAGTGATTCCCTGCCACCTTGCTTCAGCATGATTTGCAGACAAAAGAACGTATAAAAATAATTTCATAGTGTTGGAATCTTGAAACCATTCCCACTTTAGAAATTTTCTATGAAGTTTTATGTATCCATTAGACATAAAAATACCCTTCCACGAGATCCATTTTGTTGAGATATTCCGACCAAGGAGTGAAGCAACAGTGACTTTGAGAAGACACATGAATCCCATGAAAGGGAGATATTTTTAAAAGAATACAATTTCATTTTGCTCACTCCTTGGTCATTTGTGATTCAGTCACCGTATTTTATTTTACTTTAGTTGTCAATATTTAATTCGTCTGTATAAACTAAGGTAGGCTCTCGCTGCTCTTCGTAGCGGTAGTAGCCTATGAACTCATCTTCACACCAAGGTTTAATAAAGGCAAAGAACTCTTCTATTTCGTCTTCGTAGTTTTTAATATCGCCTTTACCAAGTATAGAATAATGGCCGCCAATATCATCGAACGTTAAATTTGCACAACTGGTTAATGGCGTGTAGTAACTGCCGTTTCCGAACAGGTACGACCAACGGCCAGGCTTATCTTTTAAGCTATCCTCTTTATCGTTTTTACTACACATAGCAGCTAAAACATTTATGACTTCTTGTGGTGTTTCTTCTTTTAAGTCTGCATTTATATAAATCTCTGTATAATGTCCCATAATCTCCCTTTCGCTTTTATTTTACTTTAGCTGTCAATAATTTCTTTAAGCTGATCACGTCTTTCAAAGATTATATCTAGCTCATACATAAAGGTTTCCCCGTTGTCTCCGTCACCACCCTTTTTCCAACAAAAATAGTCATCACAATATTTAAAATCTACCTCCATGAGCTCTTCCATCAGCTTCTCAGACTCTGGATGGTGAGGGGTTCCTTGTTCCCATCTATTATTAATATCTAAGTCTATCTCTCTCATAATCTCCCTTTCGCTTTTATTTCACTTTAGTTGTCAATTTATTTATTTAAAATTTCATAGCAAAGCTTAATTAACCCATCATCACTTGTGCCGTACTGTCTTTCCCCGTGATCACAACCACCACCTTCTAATAATGAATACCCGACCTCTTCAGCAATTTTTTCTCTTAATTCATCTAATCCCATAATCTCCCTTTCGCTTTTATTTTACTTTAGTTGTAAATAATAATTACAACCCTGTCTTATATTTATTGTAATTATCTCTCTCCAATGCCGATTGATGGATTTCGCTTAAAAAACCATCTAGTGTTGGCTTATTGTCTTCTGTGAATTCCTCTCTGCAAGCACTAATTATCAAATTGTATAGACTAAGTATCCGGTCATAATGGCTGCCTTGCATAACATTTTTACGGATTATTCTTTTCAAAAACCATCTCTCAATAATATTCGCTTTCAATTCTCTCATAATCTCCCTTTCGCTTTTATTTTACTTTAGCTGTCAATAATAATTATAAATACTCGCATTCATGAGGACACATCGGGTCAACATTAAATAGTAACTTCCCAGCTTGACTATATCCGCAATACTGCGAGAACGGATCACCATTAAAACGCAAAGTATCAAGCTTTATTGTAGAGACAACTCCACCAGCTAGTTTTTGGCCAACTTTGTAAGTTTTTGGGCCTGGAGCTGTAATAATTGTAATCTGCTTAATCATAATATTGCCCTTTTATTCTCTTTATCCGTCTAATCCTGCAAATAACGCCATCGTGTTTGCCTTAATTTGCTCACTAATAATATAAACGCCAAAATTAATCTTTGATTCCTGGCATTCACGCCTATCAACTTTTAGTTTATGCTCTAAAATTCGGGTGTTGTTTTTTAGCTCTAGTTCTAATATTTTCCCTATTTCCATAATCTCCCTTTCGCTTTTTATTAAAAATGGGGCAGGCAGGATTCGAACCTGCAACGTTCTTTTGCTAGCCTTTAACGACTCGGCATTACTGAACAATGAGTCGCTTAGCGTCTACCATTCCGCCACTGCCCCTTTTACTACTCTGTTAAGTCTAAAAAATTCTGACCTTTCTTGATTGCTTCGTTTATTTTTTTGAAAGCCTCTTTAGGGTTTATAGTGTTAATCCCCTGAATCGGCCTTTGTTCTAACCAATTCGCCCAAAAGGGCAGCCCCGATTTATTATATTCATATAATTCTACTTTATCTAAATTTATAACCGCGCTGTCCGATACCTTAACCCACATCTCAAACCTCCTTTTACAATCCTGTAAGTCCATGAATCTTAGGGACTTTATGCTTAACTGTTATAATAATATTGAAGTTCTCTAACAGGAACTCTCTTACTTGCTTTATCTCTCTTTCTCTCCAATCTTCATCTTTAATGATGTTGTTTGAAGGCTTTCTTATGTTGATATAACGTCTTATTGCTTTCATCATATCATGTGTTAATTCAATTGGTGCTTTCTTATCAACTCCACATTTTTCACATCTGCTCATAGTTTTTCCTCCACATAGTAATCTTGTTTTCTTCCCTCGTCCTCGTCTTCCATCTCTTCGTCATCGTCAGCATAAGGACCTTCTTTATGCATCTTCCCTTCGAACCAATAATCTCTCATAATTCCCAGCCTCCCTCACATTTACATCCTTCAACTTCACATTCTCCCCAAGTATGCTCATCTTCTTCATGCTCACATGTGCATCCAACGAAATAAGACATCTCTTTTCCTTTAACATAGTTTCAATCTGTGTTAACAAAACTCAATTTCTTTAACATAGGTTTAATAAATCCCCGCCAGTACTGCTCTCATCGCCAAATTTGATTAATAAAGACGGGGAAATTGTTAATTAGACAAAGACCTAGACCCAGACCTAGACAAAGACCTAGACCTAGGCCCAGACCTAGACCAAGACCAAGACCTAGACCCAGACCAAGACCCAGACCCAGACCAAGACCCAGACAAAGACCAAGACCCAGACAAAGACCTAGAGTTAGAGTTATCATAACCGGCTCTTAATATCGCTTGGCTCATCATTTAGCTTCCGTAGGTAATTTATGGTTCCAAATCGTAGAATCTACAAGAGCCCCGCGACCGATGATGACTTCTTGATCTAAAGGATAGGGTTCCACCTCATTTAAACCATCAACACCTTTTTTAAAACACTCATTGTAACGGCCAGTGTCAGCAATCCAAGACGCATTCGTTAAAACAATTTCTTTCTCTCCAACGTCTTTCACGACACCTATGTCAATGTGCGTCACTAGTCGGAATAAGTAAGCTTTGCCTATTTTGAATGGTTGGTTTGATTCCTTAACATTTGAATTTTTATTCATCATATTATTTAATTCTTTAACTTGTCCTAGTGTTAGCTCATTTATATCTATATTCATTTTATATTCCTTTTTTATATTTATAACTGTTTAGTTAACCCCACTCCCACTCCAACTCCTACTCCTACTCCAACTCCCACTCCTACTCCAACTCCTACTCCCACTCCCACTCCTACTCCTACTCCAACTCCTACTCCCACTCCCACTCCTACTCCCACTCCAATCGAATCCTGCCCGAAGTATCGCTTGATTCACTTTTATATTCCTTTTTGCTTAAGTTAAAGGTATCCCTGCCCTGGGTGTCTTTTTTATACTTAACCAAGTTTAGTTAATATAAACCCGAGGCAGGGAATGTGTTTAAAATGGTATTTCGTCATCTTGTGGTGGTAAGTTAAAGTGTGGGTCGTCTTCAGGCTTTTCTTTCTTTTCAGCCCTGCTGTTAGAAATCACATCATTAGCCATTAAAGTAAGTGTTGGTTTAGATTTGCCTTGGTTGTCGGTCCACATTCCAAGCTTGATATTCCCCTCTGCTAGAATGTTTACTCCAACTTCTAAGTACTGCAAGCAGAACTCAGCAGTCCTACCGAAGGTTAATATATCTATAAATAAAGTCTCACCATCTTTCTTGAATCTGTCGTTTACTGCTAGCCCAAATGAAGCCATAGTCTTTCCAGATTTAGTCGCCACCTCTTTTGGTGTTCTTGTTAGATTCCCCACAAATGTTGCTTTATTATATGATCCCATTATTTCTCCTCCATGATATGTTTTACTAGTAAGTGATCTCTCAATGTATCTAAGGCTTGCTCTTCTAAAGATTTTGTATAGATATTTATTCCATACATCCTCAGGCTAAAAGTATGACTGCAATCAATGCATTCAAACGTATCAAAAGGTGAATCACCTGGATTGTTAGATGGAAAGCATTCACTCCCTGATGTTCTTTTGAACTTAGTCCATACGTCGCTTTGCATTACTCCTCCTCCTCGAAGTGTTCATCTGCTAGTTTAGTTAAAAAGGTTCTCATTCTTGCTGAGTCTATTTTTGCTATTGCATCATAGACTTGTACTTCTAGTGGTTCATCCATTACGTACCGCCGTAAGCTGTGATCTTGCGTAGATTCTGTTGTAGTTCTTAGCATCAACCATGTAAGCCATTACATATTTTAAACCCTTGTCACCATGTCTTTTATACATCTCAGTAGTTCTTCCGTGAGAGGCATGTACTTCAGTGCCTTTAATTAGCTCCTTATTCTTATCAAAACCAATAAAGAAAAATGCTTTATCCCCTTTTTTAAAAGATTTCGGTTCTGTGCAAGTGATATCTTTAACGTTACTACCATCGACAGAAATCCTTACAGGAGCGACCAAAAGTGATTCAGCATTTAAATATTCGTCCCTATGGTCCTCAAGGTCCTCCATGTCTAAACCTGAGTTCTCATGTAAAGCGTTCTGGATAATAGTTTCGCTTGAAAGCTTAGGTTTGAAATAATCTTTAAGAGCCTCCTGTGCCTTCTTTTTCTTTTCAGCCACCCTTTTTATGCTCTTCTTTCTCTTGATATTTTTATAAAGAGGGATCAGCTTCTCACTTAATGCCAGGATATTACCAGCACTTCCAGCGGATGATACTAGAGGCTTTAAAAGATCAGCAGCAATTGGAAGAAAAGTCTCTAAGTCTGTCTTCTCCTCTGGAGCTAGAAAGTTCTCAATAGCATCTGCAATCTTAGGAGCATCTGAAAACTTAATAGGCTTTGGCTTGAAAGTAGTATCAAGACCTTCGCTGTCTTCAATAAAGACAATGTCTGTTTCAATTACTTGATTGTTTACTCTGATTCTCACAGCTTTAACTCCTTTTTTATGTTGTATAAGTCTAAACAATGTTTGAAAGCATCAAAGTATCTTTCCATTTTAGGATAGTTCTTCTCTTCAAAGCCCTCTTCTGCGTCTCTACCAATTCTTAAGATTCTTGTTGCACTTACTTCATAGCCATTCTCTTTTAATAGATGCCAGTAACCAGCCAATTGTAGCCCATTCTCGCCATAAATAGCTTTTGAAGTCTTATGATCCACTAACTCAGCAACTCCATCAATCAAGCAATAAAGGTCAATAGACCCTCCGTATTGATATTGCTCAGATACTAAATACTGCTCTACAAGTATCGGCTCAATAACATGGCGCTTCTTCCACTCTAAATACTTCTTAAAGCATACTTCAGCTTGATCAATTTGATTCTTAGACCAATCGTCTACAGAGAGAGTTTCCCCTCTTAAATCAGCTCTAATTAGTTCATGAGCCAATGTGCCTATCTCAGCTTTATCGTCCTTAAATTTACGATAATCTATTCCCTGCATACCAAGATCCCAAGACCAATAAACTAGAGCTGGCTTATTCATAACACCAAGGATAGTCGTTACCCCTGGCACTCTCTTTCCAGCCTTGTTTTTGTATACTGTGTGAGCTTTAGTTTTCAAAGTCTATCACCAGCATCACCATGTTGTATTTCTGCGAGTTTCTCATCAATTAGAGCGTCAATCTCCTCCTGCTCCCCGCTACGGTCTAAGGTTGCCTCTATCCTAGTATTTTCTTTTAAAATTTTGTAATTCTCAATAGCTTTAGTTACTTCTTCATACTTTGCTTTAGTGATGTCTTTGCTTGATTCAAAACCACATTCCAAAGTAATCGCTTTTAGCTCTGCTGCGTTTAGGCCGTGTGACTTACCAATAGCAAACAAACGCTTTCTCTGAGCTTCACTAATTGCATTAGGGTTTGCGGCTGGGGCTCTAGGTGCTGGCTTTGCAGGTTCAGCTTTAGGCTTTGATTTACCGTGGGCATTCGTTGTATCAGCGTCTTTAGTATCATCTAGCAAAAGAAGTCCTCCACAAGCATACTTGCCTGCATAAGAACAGCTGGAACCGAAACTTTGCGCCACATCCATTCCAGGTCTATTAAAGTCAATCCCTGCAACACCCGTTGATTCTACTTTTTCTTTGCCATCAGTGATTGAGGCATTTGCTAGCACATAAGCATTGCAAATTACGTCTCTCATTCCATTCTTCGCTTTCACTTGAAATGAAACTGGCATTGAGAGTTCAATCATTTGATAAGTAACGTTAAGTATTAGGCCATTAGATATTTTCTTAAAACCTTCTTGGATGTCTTCTAAGCTTCTGTACTTGTAACCGCCAAACTTATTAAATTGATTCTTTGGTGCTTTGAGATTAGCTTGAATCTCTGCCACTCTTTCGTAGAATGATTTCTCAGTCATCTCGTTCCCCCTTTCCATTTTATGATTCTCTCAACATCTTCACGAGTTACTTGTCTATTTGCAAACGTTGCTAACTTATCGATAACGAATTTCTCAAACCCATCAAGCCTTTCTATTTCTTTTTTCAGCCAACATATTCTGATGTTAGTCAGAGCAACTATAATAGATAGTAGGATAATCTCACTCATCTCGCTCCCCTTTTAGTTCATTAGTAATTATCTTGCCTAGATAGTCCTCCAGGATCCTGCCTTCTGCTTTAACTTTCTGCTTTATTTCTTCTAAAAGTTTAGTGCTGATTCTTACCCATAATCGGTGTCTTTCCATGCCTCTTTCTCCTTGGGATAAATTTAGACTAAATAAGGGCATAGGTCAATAAAAAAATACAGAAAAGTTAAATAATTATTTTCGAGCCTTATTCCAATAATACCAGCCAAAGAGTCTAAGCCCCAAGTACCAAGTCTTTGAACGGATCTTGTGGCCTAAATCTTTTAGTCCGGCAGCAAATAATTTATCGGCTTCTTTTCTGGAAAGGTGGCCAGTTTCATAAAGATAATCATGCATTACACCCAAAGGATGCTTTAAGCTGAACTTAGTAAAGTTTAGTTCTGGCATTGCTGTAATACCGTCAGAGATTTCATCATAGCCACACTCATAGGCTTCCTTTACCCACTTGTAGACCTCATCCCTGACGTTAGACAACTTTAAATATTTAGATATGAAACCCCACTTCTCTACGTCCATTTGAATACCTTTGATATAGTTCCAACTACAGAGACAACTAAAACACCTAGAATCCATACAGATACTTTTCTAAATATAGTATTAATTCCTACATCTTTACATAAAAGCTCGTAAGAGTCTGTCATCTTATTCATTGTAGTATCTAACTGCTTTTGAGCTGATATAAGCTTAGCATTCTCTACAATATTTGCTGGCATAGAGTCTCTAATCTTGTTTAGATGTTCTCTTACGTAAACTTGATCTCTATCATATTGTTCCATCTTAGCATGAATTACCGCAACTTGAGTATTAGATAAGTCTGATAACTTTTGGATGCTTAAGAGGGTTTCTTCGATCTTGTTTTTCTCCATTATTGCCTCCTTCTTAAATCTTCTCTAAATCGATTCTCTCTAGAAACTGCCTCTCCAATCTCTCCAGATACTTTTTTAGCACCTGCTCTAGCCAGTTGTGTCTTAATAGTTTGATCTCTCGTTAAGTTAGCAAGAGAACTTCCTAATGATTCTAAGTTTTTACCATGTCTTCTAAGTATCGCTGAAACTGCTGGGCTCTCTGCAGCCTTAGCTCCTGTTAATACTAATGCAAATAAAGGGTTATGTACTGCTCCAAAAGCTAGTAAGGAGTCTCTGAAGTTAATCATTCCCTCTAAAGCTTTCTTATCAATACGGCCCTCAATAGCATTAGAGATTGGGATTAACTCACTAATCTCTTTGTTCAGCTTTTTCACTTGTTTAGGAAGCTTAGAAGTACCAGCAATGGCATCTCTAAGTTCTGCATAAAAGGTGTTATAAGCTTTAGCGGTGTCCTTAGCAGCAAAGTCAAGTGATCCTTCTGCAAACTTAGCCTTCTTAATAGCAGCCTTACGAATAAAGTTAGCATCATTAATACTAGCTCCTCTGCTTAAATCATCAGTTGCTTGTAATACAAAGTTGTCATCAGCAATCTTTCTTATCTCACTCAATACTTTTTGATTGAATGGAGTGTCTGCAAGCTTAGCCTCTGCCTTCACTAAAACATCTAGGATATCTACTCTCTCTTTAGAAGTGCCTAAAAGGTCCTGTACTTGAGCAAGCTTCTTATTAGTTAGTTTTTCAGCTTTAGCATAAGCTTGAGGAAGGGTCCCAAACAATTCAAACTTCTCTAAGTTTTCTGGCTTGAACCCCAGTTTAGTAAGCTTAGCTTTACCTTGACCTTTAAAGATCTGTGCCTGCAATATCTTAGTTGCTGCTTTCTTTGCAGTACCTCCAGTTGCTTTGATAGCAGCTCCACCAAGTGGGAATAATCCAGCAATAGCCATAGTAGTAGCTACGTCTTTATCATCTTCACCAGCAGTTTGAGCTAACCTTACAGCACCAGCAGTTCCCGCTTCAGTAGCTCCAACTACAGAAAGTTTTCCTATCTTCTGTAATAATTTAGGGGCTTTTGAAAGCAGCTTCTGTACTCCTTGGATGCCAGTTTTTGCAAGCTTAGCTCCAGCACCAATAGGCAGTAAAAACTCACCTACTTGCTCAACAGCCTCACCAATCTGTCCAGCACCTCCAACTTCAGGGATACCTCTAAGAGCTTCAATGTTCTCTCTAGCCTTAGCTTGTGCCTCTGGAAAGATAACATCAGGGATCGCTTTCTCTGCTAATGAAGCTACTCCGGCAGCACTTCTAAGAAACCCTCTAGCTCCTCCTAATTGGAACTCTCCAAACCTTTGCAGTAAAGAAGGGTCTTTCTGTTGGGATGGAGACGGGTCAACAGGTTGTAGAGGCTGCAATGGTGTTTGACCAGTTTGTGTAGGCTGCTGTAACGATTGCATTAATTGCTCGTTTGTCATTTGCGATAATGGAGAAGGTTGAGGTGCAGGAGCTGGTTGTTGCCCAATCATGCTCAATAAATCTTCATCACTTAATGTTCCTAATTCAGCCATTAGATTAACCCCCTTCTTCTTGCTTCTGCTAATAAATCTTCTTGAGTTGGTGCAGCTGTTGGTTGTGGTGCTGGTGCTTGTGCAGCTGCTGGTGCTTGTTGAGGCTGTAGGTTTCTCTTAGTCAAATCCACTCCAAATATCTCCATAGACAATTCTGGGTCCGTTATAGCCTTTCTGCCTGCTGCAATTTCATCAAACGTTTTGCTCATCTCTATTTTTAAGTCTTTTAGGCTTTGAATGTCTAGTTCATCACTCCTAGTTCCTTTAGGCAATAAAGCATCAAACCTAGCAGCCTCTGAGTCTGTTACTGCTGCACCTGATCTCATCCTAAGTAACAGAGAGCTTATCTGGTTCTTTAAAAGGTTTATTTTTTGAGAGTCTGTGTTAAATGCTCTAGCTAAATCTCCGGGCAAGGTTACTCCAGAAAATACCGGGAAATTTGCAAGAGCTTGTTCAAACCCTCCGAACTCTCCTTTCTCAATACCGCTAATTAACGTATCAAGAGGTTTTATTGCAGCTTGGGACTGAACTTTTAACTGAGTCGCTTCCTTCCCTAAAGGCTTAGCAGCTTTCTGTCTTAGCTTTTGCTCCTCCTTCTCACGTTTACCAAATGCTCTAGCTTTACGAATCTCTGCCATCTGTTGGCTAAAACTCTTTCCTTCTAAAGCTGTTTCATCAAAAGCAATTCCATCATCTGCCAGCTTATCAAGACCCTTTGTGATGCTGTCTTGACGGCTAGATTGAATCTTAGTTTGCAGAGCAGACTTCTGTCTTTGTTGGTCCTGCAGCCTCTTTGATGTTTGGTTTATTAGATTGTTCTCAGTCTTAAGTTTTGTTTCAGCATTCTTTAATTGAGCTTCAAGCTTCCGCCCTAAAGGAGTTTTAACACCTAAAACAGGTTCTTGGCTTAAGCTTCTAATCTGTTGCTCTAATTGTGCAGCAGTGTTTACACGTGCATCCAATTGCTCAGCAGTCTGCTCAATATTAGTATCCATTGCATTCACTTCAGGGCTAGTGCCAGCATTAATTTGTGCAATCGCTGCTGTGTTTCTAGCGTCTCCTAAGTTAGCTCCAACTTGTGCTGCTTCTTGCTCTGTTATTTGAGGCTCTAAAGGTTGTTGAGTCTGAACTTGTTGACCCACTCCTAGTGAACTTGGTTGCTGAGCTTGCACTTGTTGCCCTGTTCCAAATAATTCTGGACGGTCAGCTTGAAACTGTTGTAACTCCTCTAAGCCTCTTTGTTGAGTCTGTCTCTCTAAGTCAGATTTAAAAGTAAGCAAATCCTTTTGAGCTTGTAATGATTGTTGACGTTGTTGAGCTTGAGCTTTACGATTACGCTCCCTCTCAACTTGTCCGAAAAATGCTGGATTAAACCCAGCCAAAAAATCTCCTAGATCAGCCATGTTCTTTCCTTATCTTAAAGTTTTAATTCCAGTGAATGGGCTTCCACCAAATGAAGGGCCAGAAGGAATGTTTAAATTCCCAAAGTTAGGGTCTCCAAATGCTCCAGTAAGATTTGATCTAGAACCAAAGCCACCAAACGATCCAGGTGTGATATTCCCAATATTAGATAGAGACTTCCTGCCAGAACCGAACAAATTGCCCAGTCCTCCAAGGATAGACCCAGCTCCTGTTCCTCCTCCTAGAACACCACCCAACAATCCACCAATTCCACCCAGCAATCCACCTCTTTGAGACTCCCTTCTTGCAAGTTCTGCATTTCTTTGAGCTTGGCCAGCCTGTGCTTCCTGGAACAGTAAGTTTTGGTTAAATTGAGCTTCGTTCTGAGCAAGACCTCTCAGTGCTAAGTCACGTTGGTTAGCAATCTGACGGCCAGCAATATCTCTTCCAGAAGCTAATTGATTAGCACCTAGCTCTAATTGAGGAAAGAATTTACCAAAGTCTGCAAATGAAGCTGTTCTGAATTGTTGCAATGCAGTAGCCTCTTGTTGCAATTGAGCATTACGCTCTGCTCTAGTGCCTTCTACTTGAGCCCTAATTGTATTACCGAACTGAGTAAATGGATCAGCAAATAAACGCTGACGCTCTTCAAAGACTTGCGCAGCAGCAGGGCCACTAAATCCAGCTTGTCCAGCACCAGGCAATAATCCCCTCTGTGATAGTCTACCAAATAAAGCTTCTTGGTTCTGACGGTCTAGAGCTTCTAATTCTCCCTTACGCCCAGCAAGTAAAGCTTGGATACCTTCCTCACTAAGGACAGTACCTTCAGACTCAGGAGTAATTCTGCCACCCCTAATATCAGAGACTCTTTGGCCAATCTGACCTTCTCTTTCTTTGAAAGCTCCAAAAGCTTCATCGCCTCTTTCTTGAGCTCGTGCTGCTTGCTGCTCAATAGCTCTTGAGATGCCGGTAGATGCTGAAGACCCATGTACTCCTGGAGCTCCATGTTCTCCTTTAGATTCTTCCCCACCTCCTACTGGGAGTAGTTGACCTGCCCCCAATAATCTCCGGAATGTTGCATTTCTTCTCTCACTTCTAGTAAGATCATCTAAGTTTACTTTATCGTCTCTAAAAAAGTTAGGATGCTTTTCAAAGAACTTCTTTCTAAATGTTTCGTCGGCTGTTGCCATAATATAAACCCCTTATAATACTTCTGTCTGCCTACCTTCTAATCGGTGGGCTAATATTGACTTGATAGCTAAGTTAAGTTTATTTAGATGGTCTTCTAAATTCATCGCTCTAAAAATATCGTCTTTCTGGTTTTGCCTACTGAAGGCTGCTTGACTAACTCTAGTCAACTCATCAATAAATGCAAGGTCCTCATCATTAATACGGGGATCGTTTAATATTGCGCTCTGTTGAATTTCTTCTATTAATGCCATGATAAATCCTTTTAAAATTGTCCCGATAATCTCCAGTAGTAAGAGTAGTATCTGGATGATAAGTGTGTTGCACCACCTTCCATCCTAGAGTCTACTGTTCCACCTGAAGTTGTCGCGGCTGTGAACCTTGAGTTTACTATGTTGCTTGATGTTCCGATAGAATCTTGTGGGTGAGATGGAGCCCCAGAAGCAGTCAACCCAATTGGAGTTGCATACATTAAAGCATTACTTATATCGTTGAGAGTTACACCCCAATCAATAGAAAGACTCAAACTCGGTGCGTCACCTCCAACAGCCCAAACCCAACCCTCTACATGGTCAGCTCTAATATTAATGAAAGAAGAGATAGTTGTTGTGCCATCAACGTACTGTATCGATCCAAGCAGCCTGCCATTAGCGCCAGGGTTTGAACTTGATCCCGCTGTGGTTCCAGCGTCAGCAATAGATACGGTAAATGTTGTTGCTGTAGCGTCTGCTAAAGCCCAAACATCTAGCCAATCTCCGTTGTCTGGAGCCGAAAAAGTAGAACTTGTTATGCTAGTGTTTACTCTTGTTTTAGAGTTAATTACAATTTTTCCAGCAGATACACCTATATGAGTTCCGTCCACACGGTAAACATAACAACCGCAAATGTAATCTTGGAATAATGATTCGGTTGTTGCATCTCCACTAGAGCCTGTAACGTCAGCCAAGTTCAAGTCATTCAGAGCTGGCAATACATCATCATTAAACTTATTCTTTAAGTTATTGTTGTTTGAATTCTCAGTAGCTGATGCGATTGTTGTCCCACTAGAAACTGTAGTGGTTGAAACATCTGAAATATTAATAGCCATGTTTTCTCCTATATCTGGTTTTCTGGTAGAGGTTCAAAAGGCTGAGCCTGTACTGTCCAACCTGCTACTCTAATTGATTTATTGTTTTCATTAGACACCATCTTTACTGCTAAGGACTTTCCTAAAAGGTTGATCCCTACTCCATAGTTCCTAAAGGTGTCCTCTCCATATATATCAACGTCATAGATAGCTGTGTCATAAACTGCTAGCTTAGATGCGGTAATAGTCTTCTCATTTGAATAATCAGGGAAGTCACCAACCCCAAAAGATACTAAAAGCTTTGATTCTGAATCATTCCCTTTTGCTAGTATTTTAACCCCTTCAAAGTATTTATCTATATCTGGGGAATCAAAGTCATAAGCTTTAGTTTCAAGAGTTGCAGTTATGGTGGTGTCATTGTCTGTCTTAGAAGCATCTAACTTATATATTACTCCACCATTAGAGTCTGTCTGAGACTCACCAAATGATACTTGGAAATTCCCATTACTATCTTTACCATTAGTATAACAAGAAGCATTAATCCCGGTGGTTGTTCTGAACCCTAAGACCCTTTCATGGTAATCAAATATCAATTCCCTATCGTTAATTGTTCCAGCTGTCCTTTTAACAGTCCATCTTACACAGTGGTTTTTTACGTCGTGAATGCCGTGAAACTGTCCAATACTAGAAACGTTCAAGGCATCCCAGAAAGTTCTTAATTTTTCAGTAGATAACCTTGTGAGAGATGAACCACCGACAATAGCATCTGTTCCTCCGACGTTCCCTAAAGCATAGATCCCATCTTGAGCAGGCCAAAATAAAGAAGCTCCATTTGACACAATTCCATAATGTGATATACACCCGACGTCATCTCCTTCACCGAAAACAAATGTTGAGGTAGTAAATCCTGTTACAGTTTTAAATTTGTTCTTACCAAACACGTAAAGGACATCACCAAGAGAGCTTATTCCTGTAATCTCGAAAGGCATATCTTGAACGTTACCAGCAGGCCATGTTTCAGGAGCTCCTAAGTCTGACCATCGCAAACGATTCAATGTGCCTGAAGTTCCTGCTGTAAATACGAAGTTATGCCATTGATGTACATACTTTGCTACTGGAGGTGTTCCCCCTAAGTTAGCGATAGCACCACCAAATGTTTTCTTCTTCATAACATCTGAACCGTTAGCCATAATTAATGTATCACTAAGCATTGTAAAATCATACATTGCATCAGTAAGACCAGTCGCTAGTTCTGTTGGAGTGCCAGCTAATTCATAAAGCTTTCCATTATAAGCAAATATGGTTTCTTCTCCACCAGTATACTCTGTGAAGTTCACTCCTTGAATCTGAGTTCCACCTGTCAAGTTAGCGTTCATGGTGTCTTCATCATAACCAGTACGCATTTCTAGTTGGACCCTGCCTTCTGCTGCTGGTAAGAATCGCCAATTTTCACAAGTGAATAAATGATCATCCTCTATCCTTTTGATTTCAGATAAGTCATTAATCCCTCTGTGTCTTTCAAATACTTTTGATATTAAACGTAGTGCCATTCATCACCTCACGGTTGACTTTGAAGTAATGATAAAACAGGATTACGATTAAAGCTATGCTCTTTCCATCCTCTAATCCTAGTAGACTCTTGCGCTCTATCGTAGTTTCTTCTCACCCAAGCTCTAAATCTGGAAAGCTCAAACTGATAAGCTTGTGCAGAGTTAGCGATCATCTGATCATCTACACGTTGGAAAGCATGAATCTTAGCAATAGCACCTTTTAAGATAACTTTCTCCCACCTAGGGTAAGTGTCTGTAATCTTAGTAGTATCTGAATTTCCTGTTAACTCAGTATTAAAGGTATAGTAATCATGAGTTAGCGTGTATGCTTTATCTGGTGGTGGCCCAATGTAGTAAGCTCCTGACCAAATGTTATAGAATCTAGGGACTCCATTAGGTTGGTCAAACAAGCGTTCCTCATTCCACCTTGAGCGATCTAAGAATTCTAAAGGGAATCTGGCTTTACTGTCTGTTGGGTCAATTAGATATGAGTTTAATGTATGGTCATAATCACTAGCTAAAGCATCAGTAACCAAGATAGTACCAACCGTTGTTGTGGCTGTTGAACTAGCTTGCAGATGCTCAGCTTGTGGATTATTATCATCAATCTCAAAAATAGTCTCATTGATAGCGCGTTTTATCTCTGTAATGTAAGCTGAAGATGCTACACCAAAAACATTAGCGACACTATCCTGTAACTGCTGGAATGTTGACATCGGTTTTACTCCTTGCTCTGTATTCTTCTACAAATTCTTTAAGCAAGTCGGCGTAATCTCGCGCAACATCGGAAACATTGAATTTTGATTGTACTAAATTGTATGCACTATTTGCAATTCTTTTTCTTTCGGCTACATTTTCTATCATTAAAGACAGATTGTCAACCCATTCTGAAACACTGTTACATAAGAACCCATCTTCACCATGAGTAATCGTTTCTCTGTAAGGTCCACAATTGCTTGCCACAGTAGGGATCTTTAAAGCACTGTATTCTAAATATCGTAAGTTACTTTTAGCTCTATTAAAATCACTATCCCATAGAGGAGCTATCCCAATATCAAAACCTTTACTGGCCAGCTTCTCTGGGTAATCTAGAATATTAGTCCACACATTCTCATTCTTAAAACGAGGATGATCAATGCATTCAATAGCACCATGAAGACAATTCACCTCTACTTGAGGATACTTTTCTAGAATATGAAGTAATGGCTTAGAAACAATTGAAAGATCTTTTAGGTGGCCAGAAGCTCCAGACCAACCAATGATTACCTTTTCTTTTTCTTTCTTTGGTGCCTTAAGTTTACCCCAAATATCAAAATCAAGGCTGTTTGGAATGACTCGAACATAATTAGAATGGTCTCCGAATTGGTATTTTAAATATTCAGTACTTACTATGATACCATCAGAGTCTAAAGCTTGATCGTAAGCGTTACGTTCAATATTAGTTCCTTGCCCAGTGTATTTGAAAGAAGGATTAGTTGCTTCAATAGCAAAAGGGTGATCGTCACACTCCATTATCCAGGGAATGTGAGGAAAGGTTTGCTTCATTGCTGGAATGATACAACCAAACTTTGTGTCATGAACTGTCTGGCAAATGACGACATCTGAAATGCTGACGATATTGGTCAAATCATTGATGTGATTGTCAACGTTTATTTCATAGTCATTTACGTTTTGATTGTTAGGATCAAACTTAGGATAGAGAGGGTTAATGTCATCCATCTCCATCATCTTATTTGCAAAGTTTATCATTCTGTAGTATGCGATAGGTGCATTGCCAAGGTGAAGGAATAGAACTGCTAAAGGCTTATCCATTTTTAATCACCCCCGAACATACCCAGTTAGTCCACTGCTTCATTACTGGGTTAATGTTGTAAGCTTTGCAGTAGTCTTCATGATATGGGGTAGCCTCTAACTCCACATTCTTAAAGTGCTTACTTAAAAGATCGTAGAGTCCTTTTTCATCAAAGACATTCTGGTGATAGTCTGCTTTATGACCATGCCCCATGTTGCCGTTAGGATGAGGTACTGATCCAATGAAAAGCCCGTCATTATCTAAGACTCGAACAATCTCGGTCAATCCGTCGCACGGGTCATACAGATGCTCTAGTACCTCAGCCATAACGACTATGTCAAAATAGTCATCTTTAAATTTTAATTCTTCAACGCACCCCTGCGAAGCTATTACACCTTTAGCACATGCTAAGTCAACTAATTCTTGGACCAAGTCGACACCATAAACCACGTTTCCCTCTCGTTGCAATAACATTCCAAGCCCACCATCGTTGCATCCAACATCGAGGATAACACTCCCCGGCTTAATTGGATCTTTAAGTCTATCGATGCGATATTTATCAGGTGCGTTGTCTTCATACTTGCCTTTTTCATAACCTCTCGTTCTATAGTTTTCAATGTGGTCTTTGTGTGCCGCTTCCCTGTCTTTGTATTCTGCTAAATCAGACATTGTCTCCCCCTGTTCTTTCTTTAAATAATTGATTCGATTTTACTGTCAGCTTGAAATAAGGTGACACTAAGTTTATTGGTAAAAGGTTAATGTTCTCAATCCTGTAATCGTTCTTGATCTTATTCTTATCAACTGGATTCATTAACATTTCACGGGGCTTGCCAGACTGATTACAACCCATATTATGCTCGTCAATCATCCCCGTCATAATATCATAAGAACAATCCATCGCTTTGAAGATAGTTCCTATTTCTTGGCAGACTCCTACACAGACAGAGCAATAAAGCCCTAAACAAATCTCTGCTAATTCTGTATTCTTAGACCCTTGAACAGGGACGCAATTCAAATACTGAGATATATGCTTCATAGCAATAACCCCTAGATCGGAATCATCAAAACCAATAGGCTTCCTCCAATTAATGATTGTTCTAAAGTCTCTCTCATCAAAGAACGTTGGGCTATGTACTACTTTTAAACCTTTGTCAAATAATAGCTTTGTAGTCCCAGGGTTAATACTAGAGTGAATGATCATTAAAGATGGATTGTAAGTCTCAGATACTTTAGTAATCTCCTCTTCGAACTTGTCTGAAAAGGGAATGCAAATATGAGTGATTAAACCGCTAGCTTGCTTAGGGTCTGCTTTGTCATACTTAAACCCCTCCTTGCAGGGAATTTTAACAATATCTTGCTTGTAGACATTGAATTTATGCTTCATTGCTCTAAACAATGCTCGACCAACTTGTCCAGCTGATCCAATAATTAGAGTACTTTCTTTACTGCTCATGCTTGCAATACCTCTATTTTATATTTTTTATACATTTCTGTTTTTAACTCCTTCGCCTTTTTTATATCTCTCACATCAGGGGCGCTCTCTAATGCAAGTTTTAAACATAAGGTCTCATTTAAGAATCCAAACTTGTAGCCATGTCTGTAGGCATCAAGCATGAAGAACTCATAGAGATCCGTATCTAAAGACTTCTCGTGGTAGCGTAATGTATTCGCAACTTCACGAGAGTAAGCAACCGTGGGATGGCTGATGGGGGGTTTCGAAGAGCCATCCCAAACGGTCGCTTGTTGAACGTACAGCGGTTTATTAACGGGGGAGTTAACTTGTACGTCCGAGTAAAATATATCCTTTTTTGACTCTTTAAAAAACTGTGCTATCTTTGATAATCTTTTAGGAAGATAAAAATCTCCTGCATCACATACTGCAACAATGTCACCATTTGAGTTTGCGTTTCCGTAATTCCTACAGAATGCGGCACCTGAGCGGTTCTTCATTGTGATCCAAGCAACACCTTCTTTTAAGTAGTAGTTCTTTAATGGTGTGATCTCATCCGTGCTACCATCGTCAATAACAATTATTTCCTTATTATCGTAGTCTTGATTCAATAAGCTATTTAATGTATCGGAGAGCTGATAATCTGTGTTGTAAATTGGCAGCACGCATGAAATCTTCATATTATTTATTCTCTTTATTGTTTTCTCTAATTATTATTGGGGCTAAAAGCCTTTCTAACTCAGCAAGTCTGGATGCTATAGCTTTATTCTTTATTATTAATTCGCAGTATTCTATTTTCAATTTATCAATATCAAGCATCACTTGGATCCTCATCTCCGTTAGGGATAGTTACATCTAAATTAAGAGCTTCCTTAGCTTCTGTTACTAACGTTTTTAACTCTTGTTTTCTAGCTTGAAGGAATTGTAGCTCATCTCCAGTCTCAACTATGCGTTCTTCAATATTTGCATACTCATCTCTTAGCTCTGAGACTCTAGTTATAGTTTCATTACCATTATCATCAGTTATTTTGATAGTTTGTCTCTCGTCTTCAGTCACTTTTTCGAATAAATGTTTCATATTTTTATTTTTCATTTTTTATTTAATTACCACCATCCAGAGGTAGTTTCGTATGTTAATATTATAACAGTTCCATCTGACATTGTCTTACTTGCATTAGCTCCAGTTAAAAGCTCTGATCCATTTGGTGCAACAGTGATGTCATTTCCGCTAGAGCCTGTATTAATAATCCTGTAGTTAGTTCCATCTACTCCTGCTGGAAGGTTTAAAGTTATTGCTCCTGCGTCTGTATTTACAAATATATGATGATCAGTTGCTAAAGCTGTATAAGGTCCTGACGTTATTCTTGTAATATTTACTATTCTTCCTTTATCAGTTTCTAATGTTCCCCATACTTTATGTTTTGTGGTGCTAGAGTTTCCTATAACTGAAGTGTTTGCCCCTAGCCCTATAGCGTTGTATCCGATAACAATAGTGTTGTCGTCATTATTGTTATAACCTTTCGCATATGCCCCTATATACACAGAACGATCAGTGGAGGTTAACAAGGTTGATCCGTCTGCATGATAATATCCTGATCTATACCCAATAGCAGCATTTTCCTGGCCTGTGGTAATTTTAGCTAAACCCCAAGAGCCAATAGCAACATTATCGTCTTTTGTGCTGTTCTCTAACGAAGATCTTCCTGCACCTACATTATCATCACCATCAACATTAAATCTTAGAGATCTGAATCCCATTGCCATGTTGTTTCTACCTGTCGTGTTTGTGGTTAAAGTATCACCTCCTAATCCAACATTAAATATCCCGTCTGTGTTGGCATCCATAGATCTATTACCAATCGCTACGTTCATGTATCCATTGTCAATATTCTTTAAAGATTGATTACCGATCCCAACATTATAAGAGCCATGAGCTGTAATAGTAGCGTTACTACCTGTTGTAAAATTCCCTGACTCGTACCCTAAAAAAGTATTTTTACCCGCGGGGATAGCAGTGCTGCCTGTCGGATGATGAAAATCGTGAAACTGTCGCCTTCCATCCTTATAAATAACGCCCTCATCTGAAGCTGTAGTTGTTGGAAGTTCAATAGACTTTGTAAGTTCAAGTTGTTCACTAGGCGCATTAGTACCAATCCCTAGTCTATTATTAGTATCATCCCAAAAAAGATTAGCATTATCTTCAGCAAGCAAAGTCCCGTCTGAAAAAATAACTGAACCTGCTGTGAAAGGTCCTCCGATTCCATTAATGAAGCTTACTGATAGAGTGCTATCTCCATTGTCAGTAAGAGAGGAGTTTGGGAATCTAAACTGATAAGGGAAAGTGTCTGGCGACAAGTCCTCCTCAGTAAGATTTAAATAAAGCTGGTTGATTGGGCCTGTCATCCTTCAACTACTCCTATTGTGCTTGTATCACCAGATGCAGTTTTAAAATAGACTTTAAATGTTTGTGAGGGCTGTTCGATAGCAAATCCAGAATTAGGCAATAGCTTTGCCCCTCGGCTAGTAGCCGGATCAACAGTTGAACCCCCATACCAAACGATTTTATTTCCAACGTTCATAAAAAAGACAAAGCCTTTACCCGCTGTAATCGTGTGAGAAGTTGCGGCTGCATTAGTTACGGCAACGGGAGGCACGTCAGAAAACTCGCCAATATTTCTAAAAGATGTTCCTGCATCTACACTCATTTAATTAAGTCCTTCTTGTTTTCATCTAGCAATTGTTTTAAATGAAAGACTTGCTCTCTGAAGATAGGCTCATAAATGATCTTATCTTTAAAAACAGGCCTCTCGACTTCTAAAATGATCTCTTTTATCTTGGCATTAATAACTTCTATCTCTTTGAATACTGGTCTCTCAACCTCTGTATCTTTAAAGATCGGGTTAATAACTTCTACGTCTTTAAATTTAGGTCTCTTAACCTCAATATCAACGTAGACAGGCTTCTCTATAATTATTTCTTTCTCAACGTACTTAGGCACCTCAACGATCTTTTCAACGTACTTAGGAACCTCAACCTCTTTAACTATTTCTTTAATGATGTGATTCTCTACAACGATCTCTTTTTCTACAAATACAGGATCATCAACTTTCCTTTTAACAAATCTAGGAACGTCAACTTTCTTTGGGACTTCAACAATCTTCAAAACCTTAAACTCATTCGATTTAAGATTATTCAAATCAATAACTTGAACCTTCCCTTTTACTTGCTCGACGATCTCACCATTTGTCATTCCCATTAGTTTACATACCTCGCTATATAGCCAAGCTCTGTGCCAGGGTCAGAAGAGAAGTTTACTTTCAAATCTTTGTTTACTGGAATCACTACATCTAAATTCATCCCATCCCTACTTGTGAACGATCCTTTGCTGGTAAAATGGAGTGTTGGGAAAACCTTAACATCTCCACTGGGCCCATCATAAAAGAAATACATATCGCAAGGGTTGTTTACTGAAATAAAGACATGAACCAGTTCAACGCTTCTTCCAGCTCTAGCAGCTAGTAAAGTATTATCTCCGCTAGCCATTGTTTTTATTGTCCAAACTTTATTTCGAGACATCTGATTCTCCTTTGAAATACGGCTCCATGATTTGTTGTTTTTTTCTTAAAATGGATTCTTGTTTCCCCGGGATGAATTCGTTAGCTCTGCCTTTGTTTGTGAATGTATATGTCACAAGTGGCTTTTCAGAGTAGGTGAACTTCACTCCATGCGAGAACATTGTCCAAAGCATAGCCCAATCATCATGGTTCTTATCTTCACTGTAAGGGAATGTTTGTATTGTCTTTTTCTTATAAGCCACTGTTGAATGACCTATCTTAAATTGCCCTGTTTTTTGCAGGAATTCTCTGTCTATTCTCCCAGCTACCTTTAAATCAATATCGTTTGTATCCAGGTTCTTAATATAAAAGCTGCTGTAAAACACCTCTGCCTTTGTTTCTTCCTCAAAGACACTTAATATCTCATTAGTTCTATCCGCTACATGGATATCATCCGAATCTAAAACTGCAATAATATCAGCTTCTGCCGCTTCGTTCCCCTTATTACGAGAACAACCGCGGCCTAAGTTTTTTCCGTTATCAATCACTCTTACGTTTGAATACTCTTGCTTCAAGTACTCCAGTATAATTCCTGTTGCATCTGTTGATCCATCATTGACAAGAATAATTTCTATGTTAGGCCATTGAGATTCCTTCTCTTTAGCTTGCATTGCTTCTTCATGAGTGTACTTTATTGATTCTACTGTATCAATAATTGATGTCTCGCAGTTGTAACAAGGTATTACGTAAGAAATGATTGGTTTATCCATTGATTATGTTCTCCATTTTGCTTTTATAAGCTTCAACAGATAGCAGTTCTTTATAGAACTTAGATGACTTCTTTCTATCCTCTAAGTTTTTGGGATCCCTTTGCATTTTTCTGATGCTCTCAATGAATGTTCTCTTATCTTGGATAATTGTTTCTTCTCTTGGTTGGATATCGCAAAAAGAAGTTTCAGGCATTGCTTCAATATTAAACAATGCTTCTCTCCCAGAAATGATCCATTCCGATACAGAAGCGGGGAATCCATCGTGCAATGATATCCTTGCGATACAATTTGTAGACTTAATAAGTTCTGGCATATCTTCTTCTGCAACACGCCCTAAGTACTCTACATTCTTTGGAACACCATTTAATGATCTTGGAACTTCTCCACCAAAAAACTTAAATTTAATGTCTGGCAAAGCTTTAGCAGCTTCAATCATAAACCATTCATGATACATTGGGTTTGTATCAGATCGGTACACTGCGACCGTGTAGTCTTTTGGTAGTTCTTCATAAAATGGTAGCTTCTCAGATTCAAGTGGGCAATAAACCAACTCTGCATCTAACCCCATTTCTCCTAGCTCTTCTTTCAACCAAGGAGCATTACATAGGATTTTATCTACGAATGGAGGTAAGTTCTTTGCAAACTGTCTAACAGCGCCAAAACTTGCTTTAGATAGTTGGTAGACATCTGTTCCGATAAAGTGAATAATCTTTTTGCAATCTTTATTCGCTTTAAAGAAAATAGCTCCAGGAGTTGCCGGAGTCTCTACGTAGAAGCCCATTGAGATAATTGCTTTGTAATCATTAGGCTTAGTCATTAAAAGCCCAAAATCATGATAATCTGCATCTAAGATACGGGCTCTTCTCATGGATTGGAACTCTGCTCCAGATGTTCCTATGACCCATTCTCTTTTCTTGATGCCAATCTTTTCTCTGACTTTGTTGTAGATCTCTAAGTGATTCTTGTGAGTCTTTCCAGAAAGTGATTCTTCACTAGGAGGCTCAGTGACAACTAGATTATCATCTATCTTAACACCTTTAGAACCATTTAAATGAACTGCTTGAAGCCAGAAATGCCAATCTTGAAGTCCTTCTAAGCTTTCGTCCCACCTTGGGCACTTGTCACGCTTAATAGGATTCATTGTTGAAATATAATTATTGCAAGTCAACAAACGAGGATCGAAGTCTTTTGCAAGAACTCCTGTTTGATACTTGTCTTTCATGGTATATCGGTACCCATTATAGACAAAATCACAATCTTGGTTTGCATCAAATGCTGTAACCCAGGATCTAATAGCACCTGCTCTTAATATGGAATCGCAATCAAAGAAACAAACGTAGTATCCGTCTGAGTTGTCTAACCCATAGTTTCTAGCAGCAGGAGCGCCACCTTGTTTTTTAATGAAGAATTTAATTCTATCATCATCTTTAAAGAATTCACGCTGTCTTAAGGCGCCCTTGAATTGATCTTCTCCATCAAATACAACTGTGATATCCTTATTTGGATAATCTTGTTCTAAGATAGAATGGATGCATCGTGGTAAGAACATTCCAGACTCCCCGTGTACAGGGATTACAAATGAAATCTTTTTTTCTTCAATACTTTCTAGCTCGCTTCGTCCCGACATTTTAATTTATCCTTCGCAGTAAGTGTTTGTTTTCTTGGTCTTATTCCATCAACTTTTGCTGGTTCTTCAGCTATCTCTACAGAAGTAGGTCGTACTACCTCCTTAATCAATTGTACTTTTGGAGTAATATAAATCTGAATATTACCGTTGTTTTTAGTGATTAGTTTAATTACTTGATCGCCTTCATGTTTATCATATACATCAAGAGTGCTTAGCCCTTTATATTCAAACAAAAGACATCCTCGATATTGTCTTACTGGGGCCTTAACACCATCTCTAATAATTTGCATATTTGCTCCTTAAAGTAAGAGGGGCAGTTTCCCACCCCTCTATTAGGTTAATTAAGATCCAGAGGAAACCGCTCTGTCTGAAGTTAAAATCCAAGCAGCAGAAGACTTGTTCAAGATAGCTTCAGCCATTACTAACTTAGTCGCAGCAGTGTGGATTAAGTTTGCAGGGTCTGCAGTGTTTCCAGAGCCAGAATTCTTCACGATTAGCTCGATACCTTTAGTGCCTTTCCCGCCATTGATTTCTGTAACAGCAAAAGCATCTTTACCAACAACTAGAGAAGCGTTTAAAGCTCCAGAAGCAGTTGACCAAGGCGCAGCAGAATAAACGTATCTCCAACCGAAGGTAGACTTGAGGATTCGAACCCCACGGATCATACCTACTTCGTTGTTGAACATCTTGTCTGCGTTACCGAATTGGTTCCAAGTCTTAAATGCAGGATCTACCATCAACTGATCAACAGTAGTTGGGTTAGCAAGCATTACAAAGTTGACACCATCCATAGGCTTAGCATCTTGGTTTTCCAAGTATGTTACAGCGTTACCAACAGTTCGAACAGTCATTGCAGAACCAGCAACTGTATCAGTAATAGATGCAGATGCGCCAAGTCGCGCTTTGTCGTTCAAAAGAGCAAAGTCACTGTAAATTCTGTGGTGTTGTTGCGCAGAAGTACCAGTGATGATCCCTTGATAGTTGATGTTACTGTGAGAAGTGTTAATGGAAGCATTTGCAACAGAAGATCTGTTAGCAAATCCGATTCCGATTAGTTTTTCTCTGATCTTAAATTCAACAGATCTAGCACCAGAATCAGCCAAAACATTAATTGCTTCAAGCAAGTTTTGATCGATTGCAGTCATCTTCAACATAGAAGAGAACTGAACGTATTGGTGCCTAGTAGTCAATGTTGCACTGATAGTTTGACCAGAAACGTAAACTTGAGTTGAACTAAGCTCGTTACTGTCAGCAGTCATTGGCAACATGTTGTTGTATTTAGTGAACTCAATAGTTTTACCTGCTCCTGAAGGGATAGGGCGCTTTTGAGCTAGTTGATATAAATGCAATTGAGGTTCGAGCCTTTCAATTAACTTCTTATCGTAAAAAGTTTTTAAAAGAAAGGCAACTCCAGCATCGGTTGTCTTTTGATCAGCCATGTTCTTTATTCCTTAAATTAGATACCAGCGCCTAATCTAATAAGTTCCTTTTCAAGTTCAGCAGATGACATGCTTTGAGGTTTTTTTGCTTTCTTAGCAGGAACAGGTTTAGACCCAGGAGCGATAGAAGAGGCTACTTTCTTAGCTTTCGCTTTTTTCTTAGCAGCCTTTGCTTCTTTCTTAGCAGCTTTCGCCGTATTCTCTTGAGCTTTCATTCCTTCTGCCATAAGCATAAATCCCTCTAAAGTTTTCAAATCATTGCCGTATGAAATATTAGGGAACTCATCTTGCAGAGCTTTAATCTTAGGGGCTAACTTAGCAAACCTCTCGTTACCCATTGCAGCATTCCAAGCTTGCTCCTTGCGGAGTTTTTGGATATCTGCATTTTGACCCTGAAGTTTTTCATTAAGGATATCCTCAATAAATGCTTTAGGATTTTTGGATAAGTCGTCAAGCAGCTCATCGTTAGTCTTACTAGGATTAATGTCTGTAGATTCTGGTAAAGGGTTGTTTCGTTTGATTAACTCATTAATCAATTGTTGATTCTGAGTCATAACGGATTGAAAATTCTGATCAGGGATAGGAGCATTTCTCAGCTCTTCATCGCCCTCATCGTCCTCTTCATCCTCTTCAACTTCCTGAGCGACTTCTTCTTGAGGTTCTTCCACTTCTTCAGCTTCTTGAACTTCTTCGATTTGTTCTACTTCAGGTTCACTTTCAATTACTTGTAACGGCTCCTCTTCTTCTGGAGGGCTTTCTTGTAGCTTCTGATTAATAAGTTTCTCTAGTTCATCCGCTGATTGCGAAGCTAGTAGGTTCTCATCATCGACAGAAGCTAAAATAGATTCATTTGACATATTAAATCCTTATTTTTTTAGAACTCTCGCTTTGAATTCTTCTTGTTTTTTTGCTTTTTCAAGCGTTTTTGTGGCTGTGTCACTTTCTTCATGGACATCATATTTCCCTATCATCTGGTTCAACTCATTCATAAGTGAACCATTGAAGAAATCAGTAATGTCCATTAGCTGGTTGATCGCTCCGATCTTCTCATCTGCATTAGATTCGCTTTTGCGAACGCTATCAATTCTAGCTCTCAGTTCTTGATTAATCAGGAAATGAAGGCTTTCTTTCGAAAGACGCTTTAAAGAAGATTGCAATTCTTCAAGTTGTGCTTTCGATTGTGGTCTTAAATTATAAATCATTGTTGTGAATCCAAATCCCCTAATCCACCTGCATTGATCTCTGTAGGACTAGGTCCTTCAATCCCAGGAGTTTCTCCCTGTAATGAACCGCCTTGCCCTTCTTCTTCTCCAGGTAGATCTTGTTGTTGCACTGTTTGTTCTGTCTGGTAAACTTCAGGATACTCTTCCCCGAATGCTTTATATAATTGGTCTGTAATCTTAACCGTATTATATTTAGGTGCTTGCGTGTTTGGATCAACAATTTGTTGAGACACTTGCAATAATGTATTCCATTTAATCTGATCGAACTCTCTACTTGAAGTAACAGAGTCAGCAAAGATCCTAATATCAACTTCTGGATTCACTTTTTTAGATTCAATCCATTTAAATTCCCAGCTTCTCTTATCTGAGATTAATCGAATTTCTCTATCGTCCATAAACGTTTGATCCATTTTTAAAACGATCTCAAACATTTTACGGTAGTAATCCTCATGTGACTTGCTGGCGTAGAAATCAATTCTTCTATTCTGCTCTCTTAATTGATTTGCTAGCCCATGTGCTGTCTTTGTAGCGTCTGATGATTGCAAAGAAAAATCAGCAATCCCTAATGACTTTTGAAGAAAGCTCTCTACAAACTGAATCATTTGCACCTGAGAAGCTTTAATATCTGGGGTGATTAAGAATTTAAACCCGTCGCTATTATCTGAAGCAATCGTTTGACCAGGGCCATTAATAGCTGTAGTTGGATCGAATTGTCCATCTTGAGGATAAATTAAAGTAGGAGAGTTGCTGATATCCCCATGATTTAAGACCTGGTTAACTAAATGGTTTAAAAGATAGTTAAGGTCCTTCAAGACTTCAGCGATACCCATTCCGTAGAATCTGTGTGGAATCTGGATAAATCTATCTACAAGGATAGGTCTGTAAGGAACTCCCTTATAAACAAATGGTGTCTTTTGAGCTCTTAATAAATACTTACCATTAGCAATAATGTTGATCGTTTCTACTTCTAGGTCTAAATCCGGCAGAACATCTCTACCGTATCTAATCCAAATCCTAACTCCTCCTTTAATACCGTAGTTCTCATCACTGATCCCTTCAGCGGCATTACGTCTTCGAATGGAGCCATTCTCATCAGATGGAACTAACTCTTGATCATCAGATAAAGTAGAAGCTAACATATCAGCTTGCTTCTCATCATAGATCCCTTGGGCTACTTTACGCCTAATAGTATCTAACGTTTCAACAGTTTCAATGTAAGTGAATTGATGTTTATCGATATCATCCCCGCCATTAGGATCAATCTTAACATTCATGATGTCCTGAACTTCTAGTTGAGGCCCATCTTTAACTCTGACAGTCTCGAACAAATCTCTTATTTCAAAAGAAGGGCTAGAGACAAGAATCATATCAATTTCATCTTCTGATAAATCAGAGAAATCTTTTGGCCCTCTTAAAGATTCTTCTGGTTGCTCTTCTGCGCTTTCCATGACAAAAGCGTCTTTTTCATTATCAAACAGGAAAACTCCATCAACTTTGACTTGTCTATCATCAATAACATAAGGAACAGTGCTTATTGAAGTTCCATAGATACATTTATTTCTAAAATTTAGTTCAGAGTTCTTAAATCCGTCCATTTCGTTTTCAAACTGGTAACGTAATAGATGTTCATCAATCGCTGCACTCTCTATGTCGTCTCGCCCCCTTGGACGACAAGAAATGAACTCTCTAGCGCCTCTGATTGACTCCATGAATCTTGCCACATAATTCTCAATAGTAATATTTGTCGAAGGCATGAAATAGTCATTTGCATCAGCCCAAGGCTTAAATATTTCTCCTGGGATAGATTGGAAGTCTGCTGAGTTTCTAATCCAGTCTTCCTCATAGTTCCTTCTCTGCCAATCTTTAGATTCTTCATATTCTGATACATAATCAGCCACTTTTTCTGGAATATCTCTTCTGGGAAAGATGATCGGTTTTTCGGAGTACAGAGACTTAGCTCGATTGTCTTGTTCAATCCTAGCTTTTTTCTTAATTTTTAAGTCAACCATTATCTACCCTCTAAATTTGATTTGATTTAAAAGTGTATACTGTGTTACACATATAACCATGATATAAAACATGTCAAGAAAAAAAATGAAACGAGGTGTTACATGAGTAGCCAAAAAGAAGACGAATTGCTCGATATCCAGCTAGAAAGAGCTGCTGACGACTGGGTTAAGGCAATGGACGATTGTATATTTTTCATTGAAAACTATTGTATGCTAAAAGATCAAAAAGCTGGGCGACCTATCCCTTTTAAATTATGGCCAGCACAAAAAGATCAAATTAGTATATGGATGGGGAATCAACTTAACGAGACCCTTAAAAGCCGACAAATTGGGATTACTTGGCTTGCTTTAGCTTTTGCTTTATGGCATATGCTGAAACAGAAATATTTCGAGGGACTAGTTGTCTCCAGGAAGGAAGAGGCAGCGATATCAGCCCTTGCCAAGCTTAAGTTCATGTATGATCATCTCCCTTCTATTATACGTGATAATCTTTACCCCGTAGAGACATCAAATCGCTTGCTTTTAAAGCTTAAAGGTGTAGAATCACAAATGAAGGCTGAATCTGCCAACCCTGAAGCTGGTCGTTCTGACACTTTAAACATGTTAATCATGGATGAAGCTGCGTTCATGGTAGATGCGCCAACAATCTGGACAGCAGCAGAACCGACATTGGAGAAAACAGGTGGACCCGCTATCATTATCAGTACGGCTAACGGCTATGACAAGTTTTTTCAAGCAACCTGGGCAGCGGGTAAAGACGGTCAAAACGGATTCAAATGTAACTTCATCTCATGGAACGGCGACCCCAGTAGAGACCAGTCTTGGTACGACATGCGATACCGAAGAGCAGAAGCGCAAGGAACGGAGGCTTTACTAAAGTTCAAGCAAGAGTATCCTCGTAATGATGTTGAAGCATTTATTGTTACTGGGCACACCGTATTCAACCAAGAAATGATTGCAGACTACTTAAACAAGCCAGAATATCGTTTCCAGCTTGGTGATTTAACTGGTAAAGGCGTATTCTACCCTAATGACAGAGGAATGCTTAAGATCTTTCAAAAGCCTAAAGCTGGAGGTCAATATGTCATTGGAGCGGACATTGCTGAAGGCTTAGAGAAGCATGATTGGAGTGTTGCTGCAGTGTATGAGCGCTCCACTAAAGTACAAGTTGCAGAGTTTAGAGCCCACATAGATACTGATTTGTTCTCAAATATTCTTAATTCTCTGGGAAGGTGGTACAATACTGCTTTACTTATCCCAGAAATAAACAATATGGGAGACTCAGTGTTAAATAGGCTTCAAAAACACTTGCATTACCCCAATATTTACAGACAAGTCCGATACGATCAAGCGAACAATCAAAGAATCAAGAAACTCGGCTGGAAGACTACAGTATCAACGAAGCCAGTAATGATTGATGCGTTGAATTCTTTAATGAGGGAAAGAGAAATTGAGCCTAGAAGTAAAAAACTCTTTGAAGAAATGAAAACATTTGTTAGATTAGATGCGGGCATGAGTTCTCGCATGGGTGCAACTGGGAAAAACCACGATGATTGCGTCATTGCCCACTCGCTAGCAGCAGTAGTTCTTTTAGAGAAACCCTTAATGGGTACAGTATCCAAGAACCGTGCGGCTGTGTATAAGAGGACAGGTAAATACTCTCATAAAAAGCGTGGAGGTTTAGACCGAAATAAAGTGTTTAAAACAAGATAAAGGAAATAAAATGGGTAAAAAGAAAGTATCAAGAAACACTGATCCAGGAAGGCTAGTAACTGCACAAATAAAGCTTCCTCGTTCTACTTTAGAATGGTTGCGTACTGGTGCTAAGAATCGTGGAATACTGCGTGATGAGTTCCTAGCAGATGCTTTATTCTCAACGCCTATTCGAGACAACGAGACTATTGTCAATGCTAACTTTGGAGTGACTGCTGTTAACCGTACAATCATTGAAGACACTAGAATATCTTTAGGAGAGTCAGAAGAGTATGCGAAAGGGCATGTTGTAGGACTAAATCTCTCTCAAAACACGGATAACGATGACTTTTTAAGGGGATTTGTTGACGGTGCTAGAAAACTATAAATATGCTTCTTACGGACTAGAAGCGGTACTATTAACCCTAGCGGCATTGGTAGAAAAGCTTAATACATTGAAACAACGAATCGATGTTCTGCTAGGGTTATTTTTAATGCTGATTATCGGCAAACAAGTGGCCTATGGGCTATATGAACTAATAAAGGGGATACTATGAGAATGCTTTTATGGGGCATCGTGTTTCTAGCTGTAATTTCGAATATTTGTGACCGTGGTTCAGAAATTAAAGAAAAAGACGCAATAATCAAGAAATACGAGCTACAAATAAACTCACAACAGCAAGCAAAGCTTAAAGAAAAAGACGCAATAATCAAGAAATACGAGCTACAAATAAACTCACAACAGCAAGCAAAGCTTAGAGAGGGGGAGTGATGTTTAAATCAAAGCTACAAAAACAAGTAGATAGGCTAAGTCATAAGAATGAAGACTACAAAAAGGCTATAAAAGGGCTTCAAAAGAACATTGAGGACTTAAAGTCACAAACTAATGGAGCTTCTAAAGAGCTATTTGAAACCAAAAAAGAGTTAATCAAGCTAAAGAAGGAATTAAGAGACCAAAATTCTGCTGATTTACTGTTTAATGCTTACCAAGCGGTCGGAATCATTAAAGAAGAGAAAGAATCTGTTGGATTCGAAATTGATTTCCAAAGAAGAGATTCTCAGCTTAGACGTTCAAGAGCTAAGTATGGAGGAGCATTCTTGTGAGAACTAGTAAATACAAAACTTTAAATAAGCGTAGAAGGAAAAAGAAATGGGGTCCTCCAATGAAGTTAGTAACTTTCTGGGATACTCGCATAATTGAAGAATTTTAATAACGGGAAAACAAAAACAAAGGAGAGTAAGCAGATGGGGAACGAAAAAGGAGTAAGCTGGGTAAAGATGGGTTTAGTGGGAACTAGTATTTTAATTGCGGTTATGATGCTATCTTCCTTTATAGAAACTGTTCCAGCAGGAAACGTTGGTGTGGGGACATTGTTTGGGAAAGTCAAGAAAGATCCTTTTAGTGAGGGGATGCACTTTGTAAATCCTTTTTTGAAAGTAACTTTATTTGATTCTAAGCAAAAGACTCAAAAAGAGCAAATGGGAGTGCCTTCTAAGGATCAATTAATCACATCCTTTGATATCTCTATTCAATATAGGCTTATTAAAGAGAAAGCGCCTGAAATGTTGAAAGAGACTGGCACACCTAGCGAAGTTATGGCGGTTCATATGCTACCATTACTTAGAAGTCAGCTAAGAGAGCTTGGAAAGACCGTTGAAAAGGCAGAAGATTTCTATATTCAGAGTGTTCAGCAAAGAATCCAGACTGAATTGATGATTTCTATGTCTGCATTGTCCAGGAAAGGCATAAAAGTAGAAGCTTTATTGATTCGAAACGTAATTCTACCAAAAATCATCACTGATGCTGTTTTAAGGAAGAAAAAAGCAGCTCAAGAGGCAGAAAAAGCAAAAGAAGAGCTTAAAAAGTTCAAAGTAGACCAAGAACGCAAAGAAGCTAGAGCTGAGGCTGATAAAAGATCAGAAATCATTGAAGCTCAAAAGAAAAAGGAGGTTTTATTAATCTCTGCTAATGCTGATTTAGAAGCTGCTAAGATTAATGCTCAAAGGAAACGTGAAGTCCTTCTTATTTCTGCTAATGCAACCTTAGAAGCGTCTAGAATTGAAGCTGAATCTATTGTTGTTAAGGCGAATGCTCAAGCGGAAGCTAACAAGAGAGTCATTGAAGTATTAACACTTGATGGCTACCTTAAACTAGAGAGCATGGGGGCTTTAACTAAGATCCAGAACGGGAATCATTTAATTATCATGGATCCTGAAGACGTTTCACCTTTACCTTTCTTAAACTTGGCTGAAAAGGTGAAATAATTAAACAATATTGATAGAGGAGCGCGTACGGCTTTTCTATCACTTGAGGGGTAAGGTTTTGATTACTTTTTCCTTGCCCCTCTACATTTTAGGGGGAGCGATGAAATCGATACAATACAAGATCTTTAAAGAAGGAAATGCTTACATAGGCACAGTAAGAACGTTTAATTGTGGAACAAATTGCTGGAATGAATGGATGAGCATTGAGAACTTCACTATGGAGTTTGCTTGCTCGAACCCAACTAGAGAAAGCCTACTAGAGGCTATAAAGAAAGAAGTTGAATGGCATCCTCCTCATGAGTTGCTAGAAGAAGGTGAACTATGAAAAATGGAGTAGCAAATTGTCTTAATTGCGGTACAGAGGCCGAATACTACGAAGAAGATAAAACAGTATCTTGTCTAAGTTGTCCTTTAAACATGCAAGGTTGTACTAAATCTAAGAAAGAGCTAATAGAGGCTTGGAATAGATTGTATCATAAATTTTATAGCTAGGGGGAGCGATGAACTACTTAGGGAAGCAATTAGAATTAGACCAAATGATGTGGAACACTTCTGAATTAATAGACAATGTTGACTTTAGCTTATTCTGGAGCATTAAGGTGGGGATTCAAGCAGATCAAATCGTGGATTTACTATGAACTATCTCGGTAAAAACTTAGAGTACGAAATGATAGACAGTCCACTAAATGTAGAAGATGACTTATATGCCTTTCTTCCCCCTTACAAAGTTAAATTGCTGAAAGGATTAGATAATCCTATATTCGAAATACTACTTCCCATGATTATGGCATTTAATGGGCATAGAGTATAATCTACTCCTCAAACATATAATCACAAGCATCACAGCGATACTCATAATGCCCCAAAACTTCATTGCTGTAAACAACCTCTACAATTGATCCACACTCATCACATGTCTTCATTAAAAAAGTCCTCTCTAGTCATCAACTTATCGCCATCCTCAAAATTACTGAGAAACTCACCAAGTCTAACAGGATCTAAAACAATATGATCACAAGACTTCTTCTCTAACTCAGAAACAATCTCTCTAATCTTAGCAGTAGTAAAACCTTCCGTCATCTATCCCCCTCTCTATAACCACATTCAATACAAACCTTCACCATCCTCTTGTAATCACCAATAATAAACCCATCCTCTGGAAGATCAACCAAATTAAACTCTACCCTACTCTCTCTATGATAACATTCAATATCTCCAGTCATCTAATCCTCCCATTAATAAGAGTTCCCAGATCGTTTAAGTCATCAAATAAACTCTTACCGTACCTCTTTCTATCGGAAGTCTTCTTCTGCTTTATAAACGCATCAATGGCAACACTCAACTTGCAATCAGGCCTTAGTGGAATGTCCATAATTCTATCTCTCTCAGCCTCCCTACGCTTCTCTACAGCTTGTATCTCACTCAAACTTATCTCATTCATAACCCCATCCCCTCTCGGTTAATATCTAAGAACACAATATCCCTTTTTAAATGTATAACTAACTTTAGTAAGCAACCATACACTCAGTGTTCTCTTATTGCTTGCTTTGTTTTTTTTATTTTTTATTTCGTATATATGTGGTTTGTGGTTTGTATTGTATGGTTTGTATTTTGTATTTATTCTGTGTGTTTTGTGTATATTTTGTATTCTGTATATATATGTAGCTCTCTAGTTACATCAGTCTTTATATGTACAGAGAACCTACCGGGTTTTCAAATCGTCTTGCTAATAAAAAGAATTCTTATCTACTTTAGATTGATCTATGTACCCTATCGCCTATTGATCATCCTCATTGCTTGTTGTTTCACGTGGAACATCAATTATCTCTGTGGGACGCTTAGACTTTATTAGTTCTGATAGCTTATTGCTGATTGTAAGCTCTTGCGTTGTATGTACTTCTGTCTTATCTGTCCAGCCTTGTGTGTTCTTAAACCAGAAGATTAATCCAGCTCCACCTTTGCCTTCTATCAGCTTTTCTTCTTGAGCTACGCGTACTTGTTGACGCGCATACTTGATTATTGGTGAGAACCTTGGATCCCTCTCGTATAACGATATACTCCCACCTGTTCCACCTGTATATCCGAACAGATACAATTCCATTCCTGACATTGTTGATTTGCCTTGTTTCCACTCTATGTATGTTTCTATTGCATCTAGCAGCCCATCTTGATCATACTTAGTTGGTCTTCCACCTCGTCTATATGTCAACCCTTTACCTATGCTATTAGGAACAATTTCCACGCTGTTACGTCTGTTATTCTCCATAGACCCTCCTTACCCAAAGATAGCACACATTTTCATTGAGTCAAGGGTTTATTTGCATTGCTTAAAAGATCCAATTAGATTAGATTAGATTAGTTGCTTGGCGGTTATACCTGCGGTGCTTTTGAGTTGGTTCGCGTTACTTTGAATCTAAGGGGCGTATAGTGGCCTCCCGCGCTATGCTTGCGATTATATATGAGTAGTCTGAAAAGTCAAGGTTTAAATTGTCAATACATCAATATTCATGTGTTTATAAAGATTTGGGTGGGGAATATCTTTGACTACTAGAGACATTACTCACTACTTGTTGCTAGTATTTGATACTACCCCATTTGCTGTCTAATACTTGGAACGGGATGACAACAATGCCAATAACGCAAAAAACAACTCCTTAGAGAGTTTGTTACGAAGCTCAAAAAACACCTCGCAGCTATCTAGAGTGTTTCTAATCTCATCGGATCTATAAAGCTCGCTCTGCAACCAGAATGATGCTAATAATACAAAATTACTGTCAACCCAGCTCGATGCATTATCACACAGATTTCTACCCAAGTAGTTCATATCCTTACACTACCCCATTTGCTGTCTATCTCTATTAAATTCACATAAATACGCTCTGGGGATATCTTATGAAATACATCTCTAGA